CGTTCCCAAAATGTCTGTATTCGCGTTTGATGTGCTTGAGCTTGCTTTGAGGTTATTTGCCGTGATAATACCCGTGCTGGTCCACTCCCTTCTTTGGGTGGCCGCACACTGGTTAGCGGTGTTTAACTCTATTTGTATTTTGCTCGCTGCTTACGTTCTACACAATACACTCCTACGACTGCGAAATGACGTGTATTTCCGGTCGTGGGTCATCGAGTGCATTGGCCACCGACATCCCGATTTGCGACCCGTACTTCGCGTTGACAAAATTAGCCCCGTCCCAGCAGGGAAACTACATACTCATGGGTTTTCCGCATCTTTGCGGACGGGCGCTAATGACGCGATGGCTATGGCTGTCCGGCGTGCAGGGCTAACGCCCTATCACGTATCGATGTCTCGTGGTGACCAAAACAGAGGGGACGATGGGGTCCGTGAGTTCTTTTGGGAGAAAGATCTTAAAATCCGGTTTCGTGAAGACGAGATCGGGGAGGACCATGTCTTGGTAATGACTGATGTGGATTACTATGTGGATCTCGCTGATTATCTTGGGAAAGGGCGGCCTGTGCTCATGTACACGGTCGTTCCAACTGAGGTGGAAAATCGCGCTGAGGACTACTATTACCGTGTATGCGCCGGCGACAAAATTGAATATCATGTCGCTGGTGGAGGCCGGTATTCGCACCAGTTGTGGAACTATGACCTTGATTCCGTCACAGTTTACAAGACATATCGTTCTGGGTTCAAGCGATTCGCAACAGCTTTCCTTGGACTCTTGGCCTACGTTATTGATTTTAGGATGATTGTCACGTATGATGTGGAGCAGTTACAGCTTGGCGCTGACCCTAACCATCGCATAGTCATGTTAACCCCTTCTTTCGAACTACCAGCCTTCTTCTGGCGCACTTTCAACGCGCTTGAACGGAGGAAGTATTGTATCGGTAAGGTGGCGACACTGTACGACGCTGTTAGTGGGCAGATGTCCCTGGGCCTTGACGGGTACCCGGGATGTGTCACGCTCGACGCTGCTACACTGAGTGGCTTAATCTTGAGATTGAAATCGAAGACCACCTCGTTTACGGTGGGGGATATCGAAGTGTTTATTGGAACAAAAGTCAAAGATATTCGGGTTGCGGCATCTTTGCTCTATGGAATCCTTTCGGAAACCATGGACTTAAGCTTTAGCCCTAATGTCGTTAAAACGTCAGTTGTTCCGGTGAATTTTCGACCTGTGGCTTCTCATCCTCTCGAGGAGGAGAAGAAGAAAGGCATGGTTTGTACCAGTCCTCTGGTGACGAACCCCGCGTTGATACCGGCTGGGTGTCGTGATACTGCTGAGGTCGCCGTTCGTGAACGTGTGACCAAAGTGGCGAACGATAAAGTGCCCAAAAGCTGGGTGTTGGCGTACGCTATGGACTTTGTGAAAGCTTTAGTCCCCGACCACTTGGTTGGAAAAGGCGTACCGCTGACTCTCGACGAGATAATTGCCCAACAGGATACCCCCGTCCGTAAAGCCCGCGTCAAGACCGCGGAGTTGAGAATTGGTGCTTTCTGTTTGAATTCTTTAAAGACCTTCATCAAGACAGAACCTTACACCAACCTTAACGATCCGCGTGTCATCACAACGTGTTCCACCGAATCCTTGTTAGAGCTAAGCCAATTCGCTAAAGCGTTCAAGAGAGATATCTTGTGCGATAAGAGTTGGTACGGCCCTGGACTAGATCCAGAGGAGACGGTCGCACGGCTTGGAGAAGTATGTCCTGATAACCATTCCATCGAGCGAGACTTTTCGCGTATGGATGGGCGCAACTCGAAATGGGTTCTTGATAACCTAGTTACGCCTGTTTATATGCGTTGGTGTTGCCCAGACGAGAAACCACGGCTGAAACACGCCATTTCTCAGGTTTACAGGTCCCGCGCTGTCAGCAGCGGGGGCTTTTCCTATGACGCAGGCTATGGCACTCGTTCGGGGAGCGCGATAACGACCGATGTTAACACCATTCCTAATTGTTTCGTCTCTTACGCCTCATTACGTAGCTTGGGCTTCGACCACACTGAAGCTTGGGCACGCTTGGGGTTGTATTACGGCGACGACTCTGTGGATAGTTATGTGGATGGATTCGTGGAGGCGTCTAAGAAAGTGACGGACGAACTTGGTATGATCGCGGACTGTGAAGTGTCACCACCTGAAGATCCGGTGACCTTCCTATCTCGTAGATTTATAAATCCTAGTCGCATCCGGACCTCTTATTGCAACGTCAACCGAGCCCTTCCCAAATTACATCTGACTACACAGAGCGAGAAGACGGTCACTCGCGCTCTTGCGGCCACAAATAAGGCTCACGGCTATGCTGTTACCGATGCTCGCACACCCCTCGTCGGCGATTGGGCCCAGAAGGTTCTCGAACTGACTGGAATCACCCCCAAGAACTTGACGCGGGATCAGATCGTGCGAGCGAGCAAAGCCTGGCCTCAGGATCCTGAAGACGATGATGCGCTTTTGGATTGCGTTTCTAAAGATCTCGGTATGACTACGGCAGAGATCATCGAACGGCGAGTCACTATTAACGCGGCGACGGATTTGGACTCATTCCCAGTGGTTTGGTCTAACCCGTTTCCGGTTAAGTGCGAGGCCCTAGTTGCCGGGGAACTAAGAACTCCCCCCGCCGCATCAATCGATGAGGAATCTACCAAGTCGGTACCAAAGAAATGCCGCCCAAAACGCGCCAATCCAGCCGTAAACCAACGGACATCGCCGGAGAGCTCTCGTCCATGTACAAGCGCCTCCGCCAGATCGCGGTCCAACAAGGAGCCCAGTTCCCAATTGGCTCCGTCGCAATCCTCTGCCCGGTCAACCCGGCGGAGGGCGCGGCAACCGCGGTCTTCACAGGATTCGGCCCCGCAATCATCACCTGCCCAGCCCAAAGTTCGGACACCCCCAGCCAGCCGAGCGTCGTCACCGACGCCCAAGCCGGTGAAGGGGAAGAAGACTCCGGGCATCAAGACCAAGCAGGAGATGAGTGCGCCGGTACAACAGAAGGAGAAGAAAGACCCCCCATCCACACCCTCTGGGCCAGGAAAATCGAGGGGGCGGAGGAAGGCTCGGTCGAAGTCTGCTACCACACAACAGGCTGGTCCGAGCTCGAGCGTCCAAAGTGCTGGACAGACGCCGACTTCGAATGTCCTGCGGTCGTCGATCCCATCCCGGAACGACATCGTACGGGCTGTTGGCGCCAGCGGCACTTGCCTCTCTGCCCGTTTCGCTGCCACGACCGCTGCACCCCAGCAGCCGAGTGGCGTAGCGCAAACCCAACCCTCTCTACTCCGGAAGATTTCCCTGCAGTAAAGTGTGAGTTGAGCGTCGTCTGGCGCCCGGCTCGTGAAGCATTTTCACTGTGTTAAATCACTCCCCTGAGGAACTCCTTCTAAGTGTTTGTGAGAATTAGACTAACGGTTCACTAGTGCTCTTCCCGGAGCCTGATAAAAGGGAC